TATTCTTGCTCTCATTTCAGCATCTAAAGCCTTTTGTGGGTTGTATCCTTTCTCACAAATTCCTCTACCCCAAAACTTATTCATTACAATGTCATGTTGGTATGAGATAAATGGCCTATCAACCATCATAAAGGCATTTTCCTCAACTCTTAAAATGTATTCGTCATTACAGATCGTAACAACTGCCTCTACTAACTCGTCAGACTTGGTATATTCAAAATCGTCTTTGTCTGCTTTCGCTTTTAGGAATCTTTTAGGTACTTTGCCCCAATATTCAGTTATCTTTACCGAGTCAGATTCATCTGCCTGTTTAGTTTCAGAGTTATAACCAAATTTAGCAGTGTCGTAATCACCATCTAGGGGTACATCACGATAAATTCCACTTTGGATACCCTCAACAACGTGGTATCTAGGCTTAATAACCTCATGTGCTACACCTAAAGCCTCATTTATAGAGTTAGCTGAAGGATCAATTAGAAATTCTAAAGGTGATATAGGCTCAAGTTTGATGTCTATGGAGGGGCGTTCAATCAACTGGCGGATTGAGGTAAGCGTGCCATCAACAGGCACTTCGGAAGGGGAGCGTTCAATGGTTTGGTCAACCACAATCTTACCTATACCCGTTCCATAGACAGCAGAGTTCAAAAAGACCTCACAGATTGCATCTTTCACACCTGTTTTTTCGAGGTCCTCTTGGAGTAAATTTCTTATATATTCGGCATCTGAAGGGTCTTTATCAAGCATATCATCTTTGATGTCAAACCACTTATTTCTGCCAAATGAAGCCTCCTCTAATTCGGCTACACTAGACTCAACTGCTTGTTGTAAAGCAGGAGCAATTAATCTTGACTTTTCAGAGCCTCTAGTTCTATCCTCTTGAACCCATATACCTCGCCATAAGCGATAATATTCATCCCACTTAGGTCTGTAATTAACATCTCTGTGAGTTCTCCAAGAATCAAGTCGATAATTAAGCCATGAGGCTAGGGCTTGATATTTGTTTTCTTTACTATTCATTCATTTTCCATAATTTAGTAAAAATTTGCCTATATTATACCATATCTATATAGTAATATTCGATTATAAGGGTCATAAGGGGGTAATAATGGCAAGATTATATAAAAGTAGTAGGTAGGTAAGCCTAGAACATTATCGTTGCTTTAATGACGTATTTATTTTTTAGTGAAGGCTGTGGTTTTGTTCAGTAAATTCAATATCGCCATCAATAAGGAGCTTACATATTGTTAAATCTACAATTTCTATGTTACAGGGTGTTTCTGGGTTAAGTTTTACAAGCATATTTGCCAAAACTTGACAAGCTAGTGCGTATCTATCGTTTTTTGTAGATTCAGCTTCAGAATAATCCAATAATTCTTCTAATTCTTCTTCAGATAAGTCCTCAAAATCAAAACTAATATCCTGATACGGCATCCATTGGTCTCCAATCATCCTCTAATTCTATTGAGTGTGCGAAGTCTGCTACACTAACTTGATCTATATAGGCTAATGCGTCTAACATATCATCATGTGCCATACGATTAGGAAAATCTAATAATTGAGAGGTAAACTCTTTCCAATCTCTATCAGGATTAAAGGTTATTTGCCCATGTTCAAGCCTACCTTGTAATGCCCAAGTGATCCTATCGTTTTTCTTCTTACCACCATGTCTGAGTTCAACAATACTAACCCATTGGCCTTCTGTTCTCATTTCATCTTCAAGATAAGGCAATATAGCGTTTCTTAAAGAGCCAGTTTCAATACCAACTGTTGATGATTCACATAAAACTGCTGACTTTAATATCTTTTTGGCAGTTTCTTTAATGTTCCATCTACCATGAAGTATGTCTTTAACCCACCACTTGTCTCTGTCTATCTTAACTATAGCAATAGCGGTTTCATCAAGTCTACTTCTTTTTAAATTACGTTCTTTATCTATTGCCTCAAAACCAGCAGGGTCGATAGCGATAACATAATTACCTTCTTCTGGTTCGTCATCAACCTTAAACCATTCTTCTTTAAATATTCCACCAGAGCCTATTTCAAAAGATGCTTCAAATTCTTGTCTAAATGCCATAGATGACATTGTTTTTCTTGCAGCTTCAATTTCCTCTGGGGGTAGAAATGGATTATCTGTTGAGTTAAATTGGAAAGCATCCCAATCATCATTATCAAGAGCATCTTTATACAGGTCAAAAAAGTGATTTTTTCCTGCTGGAGTTCCTATAAATAATGCCCCACCTGCAACATCTGCCAAAGTAGGTCTAATTATCTGCTCCCATACTACAGGCTTCATACTCGCATATTCATCTAGCACAACATACGAAAGGCCAATTCCACGAAGCGTATCTGGGCGATCACTTCCTTTTAAATATATCTTTCTACCATTTATTAAGGTTAGAACTGCGGTATTCTCATGTGCTGAAGCGATTAGGTCCTTACCTAAATCCTTCAACATTCCCCACATAATGTCTTTTGCTTGTTGAAAGGTAGGAGCTACATAAAATACATCTTTAGATTCAGACTGAATAGCATTTATCAGCAACAACCAAGCAGATAAGTAAGATTTTCCAAACCTACGACCAGCAGCTACAATCTTAAATCTCTTTTTAGAGTGAAATATTTGTAGTTGAGCAGGGTGGAGGTCAATATTTAGTTCACTCATTACCCCTTACACATTGACAATAAAGAGTTAACTAATTTTTCTGCTCTAGCACCTTTAACACCAGCTTTTTCTAAAATTCCCAAGTATTCTTTAACTTGTTTATCATCTAAAAGAGGTTTTTTAGTAAGCATACTCCTTTCTACTTTATCTTTTAAATGAGTTTTATCATGTGGCTTTCTTTTCCTTACCCTTTCTTCGGCTTTTTTATCTAGTAGCTTATTCCTCTCTTCTATTTCCTTATTTATCCTTGCTTTTTGTTGGTCTCTAGTTTCAGAAGTCTTTTTTATAAAATTACCATCGTCATCTTTAGTTACATCCCCACCTAATATAACTTCTACTTCACCCTCTAGTTCGTTTGGAACTCCTACTTCTTTTAAAGGTTTAGAGTCAGTATCTTGTTTAGTGTCTATATCCTCAATACCTTCCTTTTCAGATTCTTGCTTTTCAGGTTCTTCAACAGGTGTCGTTTTTCTGTTTTTTGACCTACTCATGTAAGACTTAATAGTGTCGCTTGGACTCCAGCCTACTTTTTCAGCTTGTTCTGGATTCTCTTTAAAATACTTTTCCCATCTACCAGGACTAAAGCTAGTTCCACCAGAAGTTAAAGGCCCTGTATTACCAAGAGTTCCTTCTTTTAATGACTTTTTGAACTTTGCTAAATTAAAAGCGTTCAGTTTTTCTTCAGTCATTAGATCACCAGTTTCGGGGTGTCTAACTCCTTTGTTTGTGTTTCCAGCCATTTATTCTCCTTATGCTGCTATTCTTTGTTTAATAAACTCGGCTTTAAGGCCTTGTAAAAGATGAACTATGACATCGATTGTCCAGCCATTTCCTAAAAGTTGGTAACGTCTTGTATTTGATACACCCTTGGTATATCCATCGGGTACTGTCTGCAATCTTTCACATTCTGTTGGTGTTAGTTTGCGATAGCCTTTTTTAGTGGCTTCTTTAATTTTCAGTGTAATAGATGGAATATGACCACCACCAGACGCAGTCCTAATCGTTACAGATTTACCAGTATGGATTCTTGGTTTTTTCTCTTTAAACCCACCATAGATATTGGATAACATCGGTTCAGTAACATCATCTTCAAGAATATGTTTAAGCTTTATGCCTTTATCTTTTGGCTGTATAAGTCCAGGAATATTCGTCCAGTAAAACCTCACTCTATTTTGAGCCGACACAAGAGATGAATTAATCATCACAGGCTTAACACCTAAATGTTCGCTGATAATATCTTGGTATTCTTTTTTCATCCTCACGTTCTCAAGCAAGAAATACTTCGGATTAGTTTCTTTCAGTATTCGAACAAACTGAAAAAATAGACTAGATCTTTCACCTTTAATTAATCCTTTGCCTTTTCCCGCAAAAGATACATCTTGGCATGGAGAACCAGCGAGTAATAAGTCTATCGGTGGAAGGTTCTCACCCTTAACATCACACACATCACCTAATTGGATAGTGTTGGGGAAGTTTTTACGAGTGACTTGCTTACCGTATTTATCAATCTCACTTGCCATGTAAATATCAACATCAAGTCCAGCTCTTTGTAAAGCTAATTGACCACAAGACATTCCATCAAACAAACTTAATACGTTCAAATAATCTCCTATTCGTTG